CGGACGATACTTCTCCACCCACAATAAGTGTTCTGACATTCACATTCTCCATAATATAATTTAAAATCATTTCACTTCATTCATAGCTTCAAACAATGCAACAAACTCATTAAACTCAGCAGTTTCAGATTGTACAGATTGTTTGTATTGTGCCTTTGCTAACTTCATAATAGTTTTCTTAGGCACTTTAAGCATATCGTAGGCGGCATCAACAATGTCTTTAATTTGTTCTTTTTCGCCATCAATTTTATTCATTGATACATTGATTTCATCACAAGCATCTTTCAATGCTTTGAGTTGTCCATCATTTAATTGAACTGTTAAAGTTTGTACTGACATTATTGTGCCTGCAACATTCCTACGATTGTAACATCATCTTCAGCGGCAACGATTTGGCCATTGATTAGATTAACAATAGTCTTATCTTTCATTTCACCTTCTTGTGCAACAAATACAGCAACGATGTGCTCAGGGTTAATTGCAACTTTAGCACCGTTAAGTGCATCTGTAATCCAAATCATTATTGACCTACCTTTTTGTTATCGAATGTTGAATACTTGGCTTCCATTGCAATGTAATATTGAATGTCTACTTTTGTATTTTTAAAATGTGCAAGACCTTTACTTGAGATTTCAACATCATATGAACCCATAATCATTTTGAAATTCTCAGGCAAGAATACAAAGTTGAATTGCACGTTACCGCCATCAGCAATCTCAATAGAGTTTGTGTGAGCAGAGTTATCTTTAGCATCAAATGCAACTAAAGAAATTTTATCACCATCAGAAGAAACTCCAATATGTGGTGACTTTAGAACACTTGCAGTTTTAAGAATAGCCGCAAGGTCTGATTCACTAATTGTGAAAGAGACATCTACTTTATCCAATTTAAGTTCACGGTCTGGCGGAGTAACTATTGTACTCTTTTCAGTCTTGCGATACTTAGTCTTAGATTTACCAGATTTGAAAACAATGTTCTTGTCATCAAATTCAATCTCAGTATCTTTATTCAAAGAATAAACGACCAAGAATTGATTCAAATCGTGAATACAAAATGTTTCTGGAATCTCTTGTTGAATTGTTGCAGAAGCAAGAACAGTTTTACCACTTGACATGGTCTTGATTGTTTTACCTTGCTTGAATTCAATGTTCTGATTGATTGCGGCAAAGTTTTGCAATACTGTTAATGTATCACTTGTTAATTTCATTTTGTTCTCCATTATAAAAGTACACTCTCATTATACTGTCTAATTAAATCTTTGTCAACAGTATTACTGGAATATTTCACATCATGCTCATATAAAAACATTAAGCAACACATCGCATGAGCCAAATGATGTATGCCTGATTCATTGTCGATTATTTCGCCTTGTTTCCAAGCCCAAACATGACGTTGTAGTGCATCAAAGTATCTACGCTTAGAATCTGGCACTTTCTGCCAGTTATCACGTTCATATTTCTGAGCACCAAATGTAAGAACCTTTACAGTTTCTTCCAATGCTAAAGGCGGTAATAAACCATATTCTAGTTTGCCGCCATCAAATTTACGACCAGTTGATTTCATCTTTGCTTCATCCTTATCTTGTTGAAATGCATGAGCAGAATAAGGACCATGAATCATTTTAAAACTGTATCCAGTTCTATTTCTATCATTTTCTATGGACCAGTTCGCTTCTGCCATTACATTTCTCCAACAAAATTAGCAACAGCAGGCATATCTCCGTGGAAGTGATATGTACCAATGTGTGCAGTCTTCATCCAAGGACACAACCAAATCTCGCCACCAATTTTACGCCACATCTGACAGAACATATAATCTTCTGATAGATAACGGTCTGAACCACCGCCTGTGATAGAATCTTTAGTGTCAATAACTGTATCAAAGAAGGCATGAATGTAACGAGTGCCGTCAAAGTGTGCTTGACCTACATGGTCTGGTTTGTAGCGAATCATTGGATACGCTTCTTCCATTTTAGCAAACACTTCACGCTTCACCATCATAAAGCCTGTACCAATTTCCATAACAGATAGTGGATCAGATACAGAGAATTGTGCGGTACCTTGTACTGCATTGAATACAAAATCACCTGCTACTTTTTCTAGTAGTGAAGGTTCGATTGCAGGATTCTTTTCAACGGCACGCTTAACAGAACGCCACTTGATTGCTTTCTTTGGATACGGACCACCGATAACATCTTTATCTAATGCTAATAATGCAATAACATCTTGTGGGTTGAAGTTGATATCTGAATCGATAAACAACATATGTGTGCAATCTGAACGATGGATGAATTCATCGACCAAATAATTTCTAGCACGAGTAATTAGAGACTCATTGAATAAGAATGAGAATTTGATATTAATTCCATATTGCATACAGAGACCTTGCAAATCTAAGCAGGCTTTCATATACAAACCATGGTTTTGACCACCATACATTGGTGTCGCTACAAAGATACTTTTCTTTTGTAGTTCTTCTTTTTTGATTGAGATTTCCATCTGGTCTCCGATATTTGAAAATAAAAAAAGAGGAGTGTCACCATAATGATGACCTCCTCTATTATGCTACATTGCTATTAAGCGAAGTTGTAGCCAGCAGACAAGGCTGCACGAACTAATGATTTAGTTGGTTTACCAAGGCGATATGCCTTAACTTTAGAACCATCACCACGAGTTACGGTGTTAGTGTAGATTACATTGCCTTCTTGACGAAGTTCATCGATACGAGCAGCAACGTTGCTGATACCGAAACGAGCACGAGCTTGTGCAGTTGTCAATGTGTTGTAGCCTTCAGACTTGCTCAAGTAGTTGAGAATCTTTTGTTTGGCGGAAATTGCTTTAGTCATATTAAACTCCTAATAATAAAAAAATTACGAAATACATTCATTACTGAATGAACACATATCATATCATATATGTAGTGTGTGTGTCAAGCATATTTGCGGTACACTTGATTATCTGCCAACTTGTGGAAGATATTTTGCCTTGGTTTCATCCCAAGACATCCAAATCAAGTCATCATAGAATAATGTTTCATATGAAACGGTATTCTTTTTCTGAAGCTGCCTGATTCGGCCTTTAGCATATTTTGTTTTCCAAATATCTGCCAAAGTTTGTTCACTGGTATCAAAAGATTTAACCAGTTTATCCTCTGTGATTGTCTTACAGAGGAAGTCATTCGTATTGTCATACAAAGGTGAGAAATAAATCCCACGAGCGTGTTCGGTACGAATGAGTTCTTTTGGTATTCCTAGTTTAGAATACGCAAAATTCAATGAACGGTTTTTGTGGTCACGTTTCAACGGCAAGCCTTGTTGATTCTTTGCTTCCCACCATTCAAAATATTTACGAGTATGGTTCTCTTTAATCCAATCAAAGACCATTCTCATTGTAGATTTCTTAGGTTCAAATGCAACTGAACCTGATGTAAAACCCATGGCATTCCAATGTTCTAGTCCATCGTATTGTGACAAACCATTTGCTTTTGTTTTGCCATAAAGTGATGTTGTAGTAACACCCACTAATACATCTTTGTATTGGCGTTTCCAATCATTCTGTACAGTATCGGATAAACACAACAAGGCAAGTAACTTACCCCCCATGTAATTATAACCAAGAGGTTGAAATGGAACGATTGTAGAACCGATGGCCGTGTGATTAATCATCTTTTGTGTAGTCTTGATATCTCTAGACCATCCGATTGCCTTGTCTCTTGGAGTCAAGTCCATGAAGTCGGAGGAGATACAAATAACACCTAGATACTTACTTGTAACTTCATCTACAACAAGATAGAATAGATTTCTTCCAATGTTAGAATTATTCTTCATTGTTGAGATGAAAGTACGAGCGGCATTCCAGTTCTCTGCATCAGGACCATTTGATAGAATCATCTTTGGTTTGAGATTCATAAAGTCATCAGCATCTTTTGGAACCCAAATGTTTTCTTTGATGCTATCGATGGCTTTTTGTTGTTCAGGATTAACCAACTGTTGTTCAACACCAAACAGAGTTGATGCCTCAAAAGTTGGATACTTCTCCTTAATCTCACACCATTTCTGATATAGAGTATACTCTTTCACATCCATTTGGGATGCGTAAGTTAAGTCCTTAATAAGAACTTCTTTTAAAGTATCTGTATCAATATGGTCAATGGCAGGATTTGTGTCCTGCCATTCTTGCCATTGCTTATCTACTAATTCTATTGGTGTCGCCACTTTTTTTGTTCGCAATCATTAAATTTTTCTGATACAACTCAAATTTCTTTTGTGCTTTACGTTGCATCTTGATAAATTTCTCACGCTTCTTCATACCAGATTGTAGTGCGAGAGGTTTTGTACGGCTAGTATACACTACTCCGTTCATATGGTCAAGCTCGTGGAGAAAACATCTTGCACTTATGCCAACATAATATGCTTCTTTTTTATCACCATTGAAGTCTTGGTATTCTACCCAAATCTCTTTTGGTCTGGTAATATGCAGTTCTAACATAGGGAAAGATAAACATCCTTCGCCCATATGAACTTCACCTTCCGTTTTAACAATCTTAGGATTGAAAAAGGCTACATACTCATCACCTGCACCCATAACAAATACACGATAATTAAAACCGCATTGATTGGCAGATAGACCGTAACCATTATACTTACGGCAAGTTTCTACTAATGAAGAAGCAAACACATTAGGATTTACTGGAGGATTCACAAAAGGAAACTCCGGTAATACTTCTTTTAAGATTGGATGTGTATCAGGTACCAATTCAAATGTTGGTACACTACTTGGATTTACAGAACCTTTAAGTGCATCTTCTGTACGAAAAACAATAGCATCGGATGCACCAACTGTTTTTAATGCATCAACATCGGCATTGTCGCCTTCAATTTTTAATTTAAATTCACTCATTTTACCACCTGACTAAAGTTATTCACTTTCTGAAACTTAATAACAGACCTAAACTTATCAAAGAGTTGGTCACCTTTATGAGAGATAACAAACACATTCGTATCAGTTCCCATCTCATGTATCAACTTTAGAAACTCCTCTGTACCAACAGTATCAAGGCTAGAATCAAATACTTCATCTAGTATTAACAGATTGGTGTTTGTAGAGTTCTTCAGTTTTGCAATTTGTCGCCATGTAAATAATAATGCCAAGTCAATACGCATCTTTTCTCCTTCGGAAAAATTAGCGTAAGAAAACTCATCACGATGGCGACTCTTAATTGTTTCATTGAAATTCTCATCAATATTAAAATTAACAAAAAAGTCCATTGCAGACAAATATTTGTTAATCAACTTATTCATAATAGGCAGATATTGTTTAATGATTTTGGTTTTGATACCAGTATCTTTTAACAATGTAGATGCATAATCATAATAATGTTTTTCAACAGATAATTCTTCCTGTTTAGACATCAACTCTCTAAGCTCTGATTTTAACTCTTTGAGTTTTTCATTACCGTCTTCCATGTTATCTTTTTTATTTGATAACTCAGTAATCTCTTTTTGTATTTTAGAAATGTAAGTATTAACGGCAGAGATTGTAGAATTGTGTTTTACAATCTCATTGTTATGACCGTTAATGTGTTTGATTATATCAGATATCTCTACGAGCCTCTGGTTGACTTTATCAATCTGTGTGTTGATTTCCTTGAGGCCTTCCCGTTGAACTGATTCTTTAGATTTCCTTTCGGATATTTGTTCTGTTCTGAATTCGGGAATGATGTCTTGATGACAGGTTGGACAGGCTGTATTTTCTTCATAGAACTTAATCTCCTTTTCAACTTTCTTAATGTTGTTTTCAATCTTGGATTCAAGTTGTAACAACTTCTTGCTTTTGCCTTCCATAGAAGGTTTATCAGCAATCTTGCTTTGCAAGACATCAATATGTTTTTGAATTAACTTTATATCTTTATTTAATTTCTCAACTTGAGATATAGAGGTATCGATTTCACTCTGTTTCTTTATAATCTCGGCATCATTATGTTTCTTATGTTCTTCAATTGCCTCTTTCTGCACTTTGATTTTTTCAGCAGTTAGATTCAAATCAAAACGAACTTTCTCTGAATTGGTTTTTAACTCAGATACTTTATCTTTCAATACACTATTCATTGAAGAAAATATTTGGATATCCAACAAGTCTTCAATAATCAATCTACGGTCAGATGCTTTCAACTGCATGAAAGGCACGAACGAAGCCGAACCAAGAATCACCACTTGTGTGAATGATTTATAGTTTAGTTTAAGAATGTTTTTTTCTAATACTTCTTGGTAATCTCTAGATGCGGCATCTTGATTTAATAGTGTGCTGTCTTGATAGATTTCAAACACATTAGGTTTGATACCACGAATTACTTTATATTTCTTTTGGCCA